CGGCTGGTACTCAGTACCTGAGTTTTCCAGCAGGAATCTTTTTCAATAAGGGTCTATATATCGTACTTGGTGGCACTTCTGCTGAGTTCACGGTTGTTTACGACTAATCTGGAGCAATAAATGACAACTGTCAGTCTCTCAATATTTGCAGGAGTTGGCGCACAGTTGTTTGACAACAACGGTGTTCCGCTATCAGGTGGCAAGATTTACACCTATGTGGCGGGTACATCAACACCCCTTGCAACCTATACATCCAGTGCGGGTGTAACGGCACACGCAAACCCTATCGTTCTTGACTCAGGCGGTCGGGTTCCTGGTGGTGAGATTTGGAATCAATTACAACTGTATAAGTTTGTGTTGAAAACTAGCACCGAGGTTCTAATTGCCACTTACGACAATGTGGGTAGCAATTTTAATGCTACGGCAATTATTGCCAACTTTACTGGTAACGGGTCTGCTGTTGCATTTACGTTAGCAAGCGCACCCGCTGGCGAAAACGCCACTAACGTATACATCAACGGCGTGTACCAGCAAAAGAACACATATAGTGTTGCAGGCGCTGTTCTGACATTCTCAGAAGCACCGCCAACTACATCGTCAATTGAAGTGAACTACGTTTAACCAACAAATATGACTAACAAGAAAATATCAGCACTGACAGGAGCGACAACGCCTCTGGGTGGTACTGAGCTTGTTCCAATTACACAAAGTGGTGTAACGGTAAATGTATCAGTCGCTAATCTTACAGTGGGTAGGGCAGTGGGGACTGCTGGTGGAACTTTTACTGACAACCAGATTCAAGGTACAGCAGCCAAAGGCATCAATTTCACCGCCAATACTCCAGCAGCGGGAATGACGAGTCAGTTGCTGAACTGGTATGAGGAAGGGACTTGGACTCCTACTGTTACCGCACCAATTGGAACAATTACAAGCTACGTGTCCACTGGGAAATATACAAGAGTTGGAAAACAAGTTACGTTGCTCGGTGAAATTACTCTTACTAATAGTGGAACAGGTGCTGGATATTTAATCATTAGTACATTTCCGTTTAATCTAGTAGATTCTCTTGTGTCTGGTGCTGGTCGTGAAATTGCACTTACTGGAGAAGCGTGTTCAATTAGTTATAACAGTTCATCTTCAGTGTCTCTTAATCTTTATAACAATGCAAATGCTTGCTTCACTGGACGGAAGTATTCATTTGTCATTGCTTATATTGTTTAACTTATTAGGAAAATAAATGTCTCTTACAAAAGTAACTTATTCAATGATTCAGGGTGCTGTAATCAATGTAAAAGATTACGGTGCTATTGGTAATGGTGTTGCTGACGATACAGCGGCCATTCAAGCAGCAATTAATGCAAATAAAAATGGAACTATATTTTTTCCAATAGGTGCTTACAATATTAGTTCAACACTAAAAATTGAATATACATCAATTGGAATTGTTAGCACAAATCTTATTGGTGAAGGGCTTGGTTCTACATTATTGTGGCGAGGTGGTAATACTACTTCAATGATCTGGTATGAGGCAGTAAATGCACTGGTTGGTTTTTATTCAAAAACAAGAATAGAAAATTTAAATTTTGTAAATGAATCAAACGCAACTGGACTTATATGTATTAGGCTAGGTAACGTAAGTGGCCCACTCGGGGTAAATGCTGGTATTCAAAATGTAACAATTAGAGGTAATCGTTTTACAAAGTTTGATTTCTCATTTCAATCAGAATATGAAAGCGATGGTATCGTAATTGATGACAACGTATTTTTAGAATATGGTCTTTACGGCATTAGAAACACTGGAAGTGGTGCTATTAGAATTACAAACAATTATTTTCAAGCGGGTACGGCAGGTTCTAATGCAATTTATAGTGAGTACGCATCATTAACGATTTCTGGAAACCTTATTCAAAGCTCAAACATTGTGGCTGGCGGCATAGTTTTATCAAGTGCAGCGGCGTTTACAATTACAACAAATTATTTTGAATTTCCAATAGGTTCAAATTATGCGATTTTAATATCAGATTCATCTTCTGGTTATATAGGAGAAAGTGCATTTAATGGAATGCAAGGTGCGGATATTATTTACATTAAAGGATCAAGCACCAATATTGTGATTGGGGCTAATGGTTATGCTTATTTTGCGTCATCTGCAAATAGTTTAATTAGAACAGCAGATACGACAAATCAGATACGAGTTATTGGACAACAGCATTTTTCAGTTGGTTCTCCCCCAGTAACCCCATTCTTAGGTGGTGGATATTCTTTTGTTATCCAAGACGCATACCTTAACCTTGGCCCCACTATCTATACTGGAGCGCCTTGGCCCGGTATAACAATGGCGAATACTGGTGTAATTAACATTGGTAACAATGCAGAAAGTACAGGATGGGGCTTCGTTAGTTTTCATCGTAGTGGTGTAAATCTTGGTTCTATTCAACAAAGTGGAACAACAGGTGTGAATTATGGAAGTGTGTCAGACTATAGATTAAAAGAAGTTATTGGGGCAGTATCTGGTGCTGGTGATCGCATTGATCTGCTGGAGCCTATTGAGTACACATGGAAATCAGATAATTCACGCACCCGTGGCTTCTTGGCTCACAAATTTCAAGAGGTGTATCCCGGTAGTGTCATTGGTGCTAAAGACGCTGTAGACGCTGATGGTGATCCTGTCTATCAAGCTATGCAGGCCAGCACCCCCGAAGTAATTGCTGATCTTGTAGTCGAAATGCAATCGTTGCGTAAACGCATTGCTATTCTGGAAGCTAAATGAACCTTATCCTCCAACGCCTTAAATCGCGCACCTATTGGGTAGCAATACTCGGTGCTCTATTAACCGCCGTGGAGGTCAACAGTGGCTTTCTCGGTTCGTTTATACCAATGCCCTATCGCAATTACGTTATCCTGCTGTGGCCTGTTTTAATGGTCTTGCTGCGGGAAGTAACTACTTCTGCTTTGGCAGATAAATAGTAATACAATCAAACAAACCGTACCAGCGAGGTTCACTGGGGAATCGAAGGATTCAAAATGTCAGAAGAAGTATTAGCGGAGTCACTACCCGTGCCGACATCGGATGAGACGGCCTCAACTGAAGTTGTAGTTTCAACGCCGGAAACGCCAGAAACAGCGCCCAAGTCATTCTCGCAAGAGGAACTTGATGCTGCCATAGGTAAACGCCTTGCTAGAGAGCAACGCAAATGGGAACGAGAACGTCAAGTTGCACCCGCAACACCTGTGGATATTCCACCTGTAGATCAGTTTGATTCCGTTGAGGCTTACGCCGAAGCACGGGCTGTCAAGTTAATCGAACAGCGTGAGCGTCAACGGCAACAAAGCGACATTCTTGAAAACTATCACGAGAAGGAGGAGGAAGCCCGTGGCAAGTATGATGACTTTGAACAAGTCGCTTACAACCCAAAGCTGACTATTACTAACGTGATGGCTGAGACGATCCAGAACTCTGATGTTGGGCCTGATGTAGCTTACTACCTCGGAACCAATCCCAAAGAAGCAGATCGAATTGCCCGTTTGACACCTTACTCGCAGGCAAAAGAGATTGGGAAGATCGAAGCTAAATTAGCTGACAATCCCCCAGTGAAGAAAACGTCCAATGCTTCTGCGCCTATTGCGCCTGTTACTGCCCGTGGAGCCAGTGGTGCAGCTTTCGATACAACTGATCCTCGTTCAACGAAGACCATGAGTACGTCAGACTGGATTGCTGCTGATCGTGCGCGACAGATGAAAAAGCTAGAAGCACAACGTAACCGCTAGTTTTATACTTCTTTAAGGAACATTTATGTCCAATTCGATCCTAACCATTGACATGATTACCCGCAAATCGCTGGAAATCTTGGAAAACAACCTCGTGCTTACACGCAACGTGAACCGTCAGTATGATGACAGTTTCGCTGTTGAAGGCGCTAAAATCGGCTCCACTCTGCGTATTCGCTTGCCTGACCGTGCTCTCGTTACTGATGGCGCTGCTCTGCAAGTGCAAGATGACAACGAACAGTACACCACTTTGTCGGTGTCCAACCAAAAGCATATCGGTGTCAACTTCAGCTCTGCTGAACTGACCATGCAATTGGATGACTTCGCAGAACGTGTGCTCAAGCCTCGTATCAGCCAGTTGGCTTCCAGCATTGATGCTGACGTTGCAAATGCTTACAAGAGCATTTACCAATCTGTCGGTACTCCCGGTACTACACCTTCGACATCTTTGGTTCTGTTGCAAGCGCAACAAAAACTGAACGAGTCGGCTGCTGGTATGTCTCCACGTTACGCTACCGTCAACCCTGCTGCTAACGCTGGCTTGGTCGAAGGTATGAAGGGTCTGTTCAATCCAACAGACACTATCAGCAAGCAGTTCCGTAACGGCATGATGGGTACTGGCGTGTTGGGCTTTGACGAGATCAATATGTCTCAGTCGATCAAGCAACACACCACTGGTTCACGCGATGCTTCCGCTGCCACCACTGTGACCGCTACCATCACTTCGCAAGGTTCCGTTACTCTTGGCTTGACTCAAGCCTCTGTGACTACAACCATTAAAGCTGGTGACGTGTTCACTGTGGCTGATTGCTACGCAGTCAACCCACAGACCCGCGAAACCACTGGTTCGTTGCAACAATTCACCGCTGTGGCTGACGCTACCGCTGTGGCTGGTGCATGGACTGTTACTGTGTCTCCTGCTATGTACACCGCTGCTCACGCACTGGCCACCATCGACAGTTTCCCTGTTGCTGGCAAGACTGTTACGTTCCTTGGCGCTGCCTCTAGCCAGTTCGCACAGAACCTGGTTTACCACAAGGACGCGATCACTTTCGCTACTGCTGACTTGTTGCTGCCTCAAGGCGTTGACATGGCTTCACGTCAAGTGCATAACGGTATCTCGTTGCGTATCGTGCGTCAGTACGACAT